CTACCAGGCATTATCAGTAGTCCCGCACACTACGAGTTATGAGCACGTCCGTATTTTGTCGTTAACGGATTGGCGTTTCGTGACCCATAAGATTGCTAGGTGCTAATCCGTGATCCACAAAACTAATAAGTCGACACCATTAATCCCGTGGAAATCGACGGATTTACTCAGGGACTCCCCTCGATCCAGCGTTGACTCCCCCCGATCCATCGGTAGCTCCCCTCGATCCAGCGTCATGTAGTATGGTTTGGCAGCGAGTATCAGCTTTTGCTCCGCTCCTAAGATTTAATCATTATGGAAACAACTTTATTTACAGATCTTTTTGAAGCTCTTGAAGGAACTTTTTTGGAAGAAGATAGAGATTCAAATTTCCCTAAAGAAAATACTATACTTTCACCTAGCGCCCAATTAATTTGGGATGCTTTTTGTGGAGCTCCTATATGTGCAGAAAACAAACTTGCTGCCGCTCTTCGTGCTGCTGCAGATATTGAGTGTCAACAGATTAGAAAAGAACTCCTTGCCATCGCCGACGAACTAAAAGCTAAGTAGTCAACGCCACTAGACCGGTCAACTCTTCGCACTTACCAGTTCCCAAATTATGAAACCAAAATTTCTTGTCATACTGGATCAAGCAATTAACGAGGGTGTGCTCCGTGGGTACAGAAGGGCATTTAAACATGACGAAAATCCTGGTGAAGAACGTATATGTGAGGCTATTGAAGAATGTGTGCTAAGTTCTCTCTATGAGTATTTTGATTTTGACGAGGAGTGACGGCTCCCATATTGGAAAAAAACTATTTTCAAAAGGTGTTTAAATGAAAAGAGTATGCAGCTACTGTAAAAAAACACAGCCACTAAATGAAAAACATTTTCAATTAGTGAAAACATTTAAGCAAGGATATTCCTTTTGTTGTTTAACTTGTAATGAACAAAATAAAAAACCAAAAACAAGAAAGAAAGATCAAAAGTTTCTTAGTGAAAAATTAGAAGTAAAAATACAACACCGTGATCTTAAAGAGTTAGAAAATATCCTTGGGTATTATAAAGGAATGGTTGAATCTTCTGAAAAGAATGAGATAACTATAAATAATATAAATCGTATGCTCGGTAAAATAAAACACGAATTAAACAAACATAATTAGTACTAAATTACCATTCAACAGAATGACGTGTGGACGTACAGGTTTGTGGATTCTAGTTATAATGAGGAGTCTTCTTTAGTAGCTTGGTCATTAGATGTCTTACTTAAATCACAACCTACCTGATTGGTCTTGTTATGTTCGTAATGAATTCCTATACAACCATCAAAAAGGACATGGAGAGGTGTCGCGCTGTGACGTACACTCTGTTGCATCGATGGAGAAAAGAGTTCCTTTGTTTGAATGCTTCTTAGAGAACGGAGTAAATTGGACCCGTAGACCGTTACATTCACTTTGCTGGAAACCAGACGCTGTAATAGAACCGCTTAATCAAATTATGTATTGGGATTGTTTTTCTTCTTACGTGGATGTTCAACGAAGAAATCGCCTTGCTGGATTGAAAGCAGATCTTATCCGTCCTGATGGTATAAAAGTTCAAGGTGATTATATGTTTACACTTGATTGGGCGTTTGAGAACAAAGGCATGACGGATTTTAACTACTCAGAAACGCCAGAGCATAAGTGCGCTCATTTATTTAAAGTCGAGACTGGAAATTATTATGCCTACCCAAACAATAGAATTTTATGGTACGACAGTGCATGGACTTTTAACCGCATTTCTGAAAATCCTGGATATGAAATAGACACTACTGTGTACTCAGTTGAAAACACTAGATTGTTTGAAACATCTAATCACTATATATACGACATAAAGGAAATTGTTTAACAATCTTTATGGACATCTTACCAATAAAAAAGACCCTCCAAAGAAGGTCTTATAACTTGTTAATTTATTTATTAACCAATAGATGGTGCAGTAAGCGCAACAGAAGTTAATTCAGAAGCAGCAAGATCTAATGGAAAGTTGTGAGCATTTCTTTCATGCATAACTTCTAAGCCTAGTCCAGCACGGTTCAGAATGTCTGCCCAAGTTGGGACGACACGATTCTGACTATCAACAATTGATTGGTTGAAATTAAATCCGTTAAGATTAAATGCCATTGTAGAAACACCCAGAGCAGTGAACCAAATGCCAACTACTGGCCAAGCAGCTAAGAAGAAGTGAAGCGAACGTGAGTTATTGAAAGATGCATATTGAAAAATAAGGCGTCCAAAATAACCGTGGGCGGCCACAATGTTGTAGGTCTCCTCTTCTTGGCCAAACTTATAGCCATAATTGTGCGATTCATTCTCTGTGGTTTCCCGAACCAATGAAGAAGTTACAAGTGAACCATGCATCGCACTAAAAAGTGATCCACCGAATACACCAGCAACTCCAAGCATGTGGAATGGGTGCATAAGGATGTTGTGCTCAGCCTGGAACACCAACATGTAGTTAAATGTGCCAGAGATACCTAAGGGCATTGCATCAGAGAAGGACCCTTGACCGAAAGGATATACAAGGAATACAGCAGTTGCAGCAGCAACAGGTGCTGAATAAGCAATGCAGATCCAAGGGCGCATTCCTAATCGATAGCTAAGTTCCCATTCGCGTCCCAGGTAAGCAAAGATGCCAATGAGGAAGTGGAATACGACGAGCTGGAACGGCCCACCGTTGTAGAGCCATTCATCAAGGGAAGCAGCTTCCCAAATTGGATAGAAATGTAATCCGATTGCATTTGAGGAGGGGACAACGGCTCCTGAAATAATGTTGTTTCCATAAAGTAAAGAGCCAGATACAGGCTCGCGGATCCCATCTATATCGACAGGTGGGGCACCAATAAAAGCTATGGTGAAGCAGACGGTGGCAGCAAGAAGTGTTGGAATCATTAGGACTCCAAACCAACCAACGTATATCCGATTTTCAGTTGAGGTTACCCAACGGCAAAATTGTTGCCATAGGTTTGTTTGTTCTTGTAAGGCAATTGAAGCAGTCACTTTTAAAAGGGTAGGTATGAGCTCGGGGGACGAACGGGTTGTGTTATTCCCACATCACCCTCGGATGCGGGTATTAGAGATGATTTACTTCTGGTGATCTCGGTTTCAGAAGTGTAAGGAATTGTAAAGTTTTATCTTCGTTTCCTGACTTACTTAGTATAGCCTGTTTAAACAAAAGTTGTGATGGCAGCGCAAAACTGTTATTTAAGGTAAAAACAAAACGTTTGTTACAATTAATTTAACAGTTGCTTGCGTGGTCATGCCTAACTGGCTCTGGCGTTCAATACTTGCTACAGCAGCTTCAATCATGTTGCTTACTGTTGCTCAGTGGGGCGCCTGTAGATTTTATGTTTTCCCAACAGCATGGCCTTGGTACGCTAAGTATGTAGGTACTCCTGAAGGTAAAGCTATTGAAGCTCAGCCAACTTGTGCAGACAGTGATAGCAGAGCCATAACATCTATGATGGCAGTGTTAACAACATTAATAAGCCTTAGTCGTAAGGCTGATTAACCTTATTTAGTAAGCTTATAGAACAGGCATCTCATACTCTTGAGTAACGTTTACATAATGCTTCCAAATAACTTCCGAACTATTACCTGCCCAGTTTGCAACTTGTGCTACTGGAATCTGGGCCTCAATCCACCGGCTAATTGCGGTATGCCGTAAGTCATATGGCCTATACCTATTTTGGATAAGTTTATCTGCGTGCAACTCTTTCATTCGATCATAAAAATAACTTTGAAACGCATACCTATTCCAGGGAAAAATATATTCATTGGCTTTTGATACAGCAGACATAATTTCTTGGCACCTAGTATTTAAAGGAACCCACCGTTTTCTATTTGTTTTTGTTGAATTCTTATACCCATGAGTAAGAGTATAGTTACTATGCACAAGGATTTTATTTTCTTTTATATCTTCCCATTTAAGTGCGCGTACTTCTCCAGTGCGCATTGCAGTTTGCAACATAAACTCAGAATAAAATGCCCAGTTAGCGCCGTTACGTGGTTGTTTTGATCCAAGTGCTTTCAAAACCAGTTCTGTTTCTTGCCGTGGAATTACAATAATATCAACATCTTCTTGTGGTGGTTTTGGCATTTTAAAACTAATAATTGGGTTCTTATCGATTAATTTTATATCTTCACTGGATGCCCAACGATATAACGATTTTATGTACATTGTTACGCGCCGACTAGATTTAATAGGTTTTTGACTTAATGTCCATGTTAATATTTTTCTTCCCTCATTTAAATCTGTAATTGGGCATTTGTTTAACCAATTACCTACTTGCCTGTAGTCCGCAAGCAGACTAGTTGGACACAGGGCAATAGCTCTTTCGGCTTTGAATTGCTCCCAGGCTTCAAGCAGTGTTGTCATTAGCGGGAACTCTGTCGGCCCAGACTAGCATAAAATCGGTTAATGTGCTGCAAGAGCTGAGAAGGCTTACAATAATTAAAAACCTGAAGCATAATGTTTCTTTTAAACGGTAAGCCAATATCTCCAGATTCTCCATTTGTAACACCGGATGGAACCCAGTACCCTTCAAATTGGATTCGATTATCTTCCCCCGAAGATCGCAAAGCAATTGGAATTACTGAGGTCCCTGATCCCCCTTATTACGATCAACGGTTTTATTGGGCTCCAGGGATACCTAAAGACCACGACCAGTTGGTAGTTCAATGGGTGGATCAAACCAGACAGACTGCTAATACCTTAATTAGTCCTACAGATTGGATGATTGTGCGTTCTGTTGATAACGGAAAAGAAACAGATCCAACTGTTAAAACCTGGAGGGAAAACATACGTACTACATCGGGGAGTAAAGTTTTAAAAATTAAGAACACGAAAACTACAGATGACTTAGCTAATTTTGTTACTTCAGCTGAGTATTCCACTTGGCCCATACAGGGTGCCAGTAACAACCTAGTTACCTCAGATTCAGTGATTGGCTCTGGCACAACGGATTACGTTACTGGTTCTAGTGGCATAGATTATCTTTCATTTAATTCAGGCACTACGACTTCTGGTATAGTTTAGTATTAACACTTGACGCCACTGTGAAAACATCTGCACAAGGCTTAAAATTAATAAAAGAATTTGAAGGCCTTAGGCTTACCGCTTATTACGATGTAGTTGGCGTTTTAACCATAGGGTATGGGCATACAGGAGATGATGTATATGTTGGTCAGACAATTACTGAACAACAAGCTGAACAACTACTTCAAAAAGATTTAGACTTTTTTGAACAATCAGTAAGTAAATTAATTTCAATAAATTTAAATCAGAATCAATTTGATGCACTTGTAAGTTTTACTTATAATGTCGGGGCCGGTGCGTTAGGTGAATCTACTTTACGCAAGCGTTTAAATAGCGGAGAGAATCCCAATATTGCAGCAACACAGGAATTAGTGAAGTGGACAAAAGGTGGTGATGGTCAGAGTATAGCTGGTTTAATAAGGCGCAGAACAACAGAAATTAAGTTATTCTGTACTGTTAATAACCAAAAAGAGGAAATACCTACCATTAGTGTTACCTCTCTTCAGCAAACTTGGTTTAAGAAAGAGCCTAAGCCCGCAGACAAACTTGCTAATGAGAGTAAAGCAAAGGTCTATCAGGGAAGAACATACCCAGGTAATCAAGTTTTAGAAAAGAAAGATCAACATACTCTGCTTGAAATGGGAAATAAAATGGGTAGATGGTGGATTTACGACGCTCATTGGAGTGGACTAACACCGAAGATAAACCCTTATGCACAGGATGGAGATTTACGTTATTTACGTAACTTTCCTTTCTTTGATCAAAAAGATAACGGCCCCGAGGGTTGGCGCCAATGTCAGACAAGCTCAATTGCGATGTGTTTAAAATACCTTAACGTAAAAGAAATAAAAGACGATACAGATTATTTTAAAGTTGTTGACCGTTTTGGTGATACAACTACTAGGGACGCTCATTACAAAGCGTTAGAAGCGCTTAATGTATCTGCAAAATTTTATACAAACCTAGAAGAACAGGATATTAAAGATCAGATCGATAAAGGTAAACCTGTGGCTGTTGGTATCCTCCACCACGGCACTGTAGACTCCCCACGTGGCGGTGGGCACTTCATAACCATCTCAGGCTACAGCAGTACTTATTGGCTAGTTCAGGACCCTTATGGAGACCTAGACTTAGTTAACGGAGTATGGGAGAACCAGTCCCCTGGTGCAGGTAAAAACCGTCACTATAGTTTTAAAAACTTAAACCCACGTTTGTTTTACGGTGGCTGTGCTAATGGCTGGGGTTGGATCATTAAGGGAAGTAAGGGTTAACCTTGCGTTTAAATAAAAACCTGTTAACATTCAAGTAGTTATCTTAGTCTGATGATTGAAAACGTGTTAGAACTGGAGAAAGGATTGCAGGAGCAACTAAAGTCCTTAACGTCAGAAATTAGAACAGCAGAGGCCAATTTAATTTCTAGTAAAGAAGGCTATCTAAAAGTTCAAGGGGCTTTAGAAGTTCTTAATATTCTAAAAGAACAGCTAGAAGACAAGGCCAACAAACAAATCCTAGAAGCGTGTCAAATTATGAGCCCAGATTAACTGTGCCGGTTCGGCTTACACTAAACCCTGTATTTTATTGTTAGTATGTATACAGATGTATGCGCCATATCTTTTATTTAGAAGCATGAGCGCAACGTGTTTCACACTGAGAACGAACTCTTAGCTGAACTAATTGTCCTTACTCCAAAACTCGCTCGAAAAAAATTCCGTCAAAGTATTTTTGAGGCGTGGAAGTGGAACTGCGCTTATTGTGAGAAACAACTTTGTCATAATACCGCTACGATTGATCACATTGTTCCAAAGCATAAGGGTGGACATAACTCAAGGAATAATCTTGCCTGTTGTTGCTGTTCTTGTAACTCCGCTAAAGGATCTCAAAAACTTGGTTCATGGTATACAGACGGCAATCCTAAATACACTAAAGAAAGGGCTGATAAGATTAAAGAATGGACAGAGCAGAAACCAAAGTCCTTAAACCTAGCCGCTGCTTATCAGGCTATTCCGTATATTTGTGAGGATGCATATGTTGGATGGATTGCAACCTGATAGACAACAACCAGCAATGGTGCCGTCTGAGTTCCTTGCTGGCTATGTTCAAAAATTAAATTCCTACAGAAGGCCAGACCCATTTGAAATTGCGGATAAAGGCGCTGTATCTCAAGATGTAGCAACAAATCTGGCTGGTCGAATGTAGATATGGCAGACCACGCTAAGGCTAAGCGTCTATCAAAAGAGCACATGAAGTGTAATAAACCTCAACGTGCCCCAGCTGGCGATACCCATAAATGGGTGGTTAAGTCTTGTCATGATGGGGAAGAGGCTATAGTTCGTTACGGGCGAAGAGGTTATGAGGACTACACCCAACATGGAGATAAAGATCGGAGGAAAAATTTCAGGGCTAGAATGGGATGTGATAAACCCATGGATAAAAATACGCCTAAATACTGGGCGTGCTCACACCTTTGGTAATTTAAATGGTAAAAGATCTAACCGATAAAAAAACTTCCTGCTACTGCCTTCTAGTGCAGTGCTTAAGGGACTCCGTTAATGTTTACCACCAAACCCAACTTGTCCATTGGGGACTAATGGGAGGTAAATTTTATGAAATCCATCTGTTGACAGAAAAAATATACCGTGAAATGGAAGAAGGCATAGATACAGTTGCTGAGCATATTCGTTCTTTAGGTATTGCTACACCTAAGACAGTAATGGATTTAACATATTCAAACATGCCTGAGTTACCGTTTGAAGATTGTTTTAACCAAGACAAAATTATTCTTCAGATAGCTGCAAACCACGATACACTTGCTTGTAATTTCAATGATTTGATTACTGAGTCAGACATCATTGGAGATCAGTTAACCTTAGATCTTGGAGTTGAACGAGCTAGGGTACATAAAAAAAATCAATGGCTGTTAAAATCCAATTTAGATTACAAAAAATAAATCATGAGCTTTGATCCCAGTTTTATTGATAGCGTATTTTTTAGCTCAGGCGCTCTTTCAGGAGCAGGTACAGTAGCAACTTTTCAAGTTGCAGAACAGAATATATCATCTTTAACTGCTTTTTTAATTCAAATTACTACTGCATCAATACCTGTTGGCGGTAATGTTGTTTTTAAAATAGAAGGCAGTTTAGATGGGACAAATTATTTTAATTTAAATACGTCCGGTAATACTACTGTTACCAGTAATGGTACAACTTTTTTAACTTACATTGATATGCCATTAAAGTACATTCGTTGTAATTTAGTTTCGTTTGCGTCAGGCTCACCAACTGTTTCTTTTGTTATTGGCGCTAAATAAACTATGAGTTATTTTGGAGGTTATCAAGAAACGGTATTTTTTGATTTCCCGACACTTACCGCTCCTGGGGTTACTGATTCTGTTGACGTTTATATTGCAAACTATTTGTCCACACGTAATTATACATTTGTTGTTATAGTTGATAGTCTACATACCCACGTTGATGTTAATTTAGAGGGTAGTCTTGACGGTATAAATTTTGGTGTAATGCGTACTGAGAAAATTACTGCAAATGGTACTTATGCATATAATGTCAGTGGGTTTCCAGTAAAAAAAATACGTGCTAATTTTATTAGTGAAAGCGGCGGTCCTAACGCAACAGTTAAATTTAATATTTCCGCTAATTAAATTAATGGCCAAGACCTGAACCACTTAGTAATCACATATTTATTGTTGCTTATCGGTGGTAATGCTTCGTGAAGTGTTTTATAATTAGGCATACCGTTTCTATATAGATTATTCCAAATAACAGCAGTTCCTTCTGTAGGTTTAACCTTTAGTTTTAAATGTTTAAAATAAGTTTCTCCCCCTTCCTCTACATCATTTAGATAACACATAACAGTCCATGTGCGTTGCCCCATCCATTCTGTATATATAGAAAACTCTTTTGTTTTTGGATGAAAAAAATCATGGTGCTCCTTATAATATTCACCAGGTAAATAACTTTGCCCTTGTAATGTTTCACCAGTAAATGGTTCTAAGTCCATAAAGTGACAAATTTTCCAGTCTAACTGATTTAAAAATACTGAATAAAAATAATGCAAATCAGTTGTCTTGCTTGTCCTATAGTCAGACACAACAACTTGATCATTTGGATTGGCAACTGTAGATGGCCTTGACCTATCGTTAATTAGCTCTATCAGTTGCTTGCATGTTTCTGATGATAAAAAATTCTTATGTATAAAAATCTGAGTAAAAGGAAATCTTATATCTTGTTTTGTTTTTGTTATTGGTCGATTAGAAAATAAATTATAATTAATTCTTTTTGGTTTCTTGTTAAAAGAACAGGATTCTACAAGCTCTTCAATGTCTTTATTGGTAAATTTATATTTTTCTTTAAAGTAACGAATTACTTGAGTTTTACTTACGCCAGCAACAGCCGCCTTTATAAACTCAGTTGTTACGGTACTTTCAATCACTGTGTCCTGAGTGTAGGGTTGCTTAAAATATAGTAGTTTAAAAGCGGGTTTGCAAGTGTTTGCTATTATTCTTTTATCAGGATTAATCTTTGGAAGCACCTATGCTTTAGGCACAATATGTCTAAACAAGCAATGGAGCAAAAATGGATTACGTTCTTACCAAACAAGTATGGAACGCCTTGGTAAATGTAAGACGTTAACAAGGGTCAACTCTGGTTTATCCTAAAGAGTGGGCGACAAAGCAACTTAGAACTGCTAAAATAACAGTATAAGTTGGAGAGCCGATGGACACTAACGCCTTAGAGCTACCAGTGGATGCACAGTTTGCTCTACATGCTGCTGCGCTAAGCTTAAAACAACTTGACAGAGATGAACTAGAAGAAGCGTTTATTGACATGCTTCATCAAAAAATGATGGACAAACAGTTGTTCTTTGGTATTATGAAAGAACACGGCATAGACGCTGAAATTAAGTTTAACTACCTGACAAAAAGCCAACTCTCGTAATTACCATGCCTACCAGAACAATCAAAGGGACCATTGACAACTTTTTTGTTAATGCTGGAAGTGAAGTTACCTACCAAGGAACAACGTCTGCATCCACAACCACTGGCTTGAACATTAGGGGTTTCCGTGTTGATCCAGCTAATACAGGTAGTCTAATAGTTACGTTAGACAGAAGTAATGGTGTCAATACCATGGAGATTTTTCAAGAGGATGTCTACAACGGCTCTACTGCACCGGCAGGGTACAAAACTTTTGCTAACATAGCAAAGGATGGCCGCAGTAAAGGCGTAGTTGCTGTTACCGTAACAGATGCAACCAAAAACTACATCGTCCTACTGGAATTAGATGGGTACTCAGAAGTCACCTACAACGGCAGCGTTGTTGTACCATAAGGAAACCTTACCCTTATTTTTTAATCAAGACGGTATAAAATTAATACAATTATATACAACGCCCAGAATTTACTTAGGTTCCGGGCGTTTTGGTTGCTATAAAGAAGAAGGATCTGATCACTATAAGATTGGGTATGACAGTGGGAGAATTAGAAATCATGCAGTTAATTGGCAGACTAAAGCTACAACAAAAGAAATAAACAAGCAATTAGTAGAAGATCTAAAACCTTTTGCTGAGAAAGTGCAAGCATACGTACTTGTAAGTTTAAACAGTAAAAAAAGATCTGCACTATTAAGTTATGCACATAGCGTAGGTCTAGCTGCTTTTAAAGAATCTTATTTACTTGAATTAATAAACTCTTACGCCAGTAAGAAGTTGATTATTAAGGAGTGGAGCCCATTAATAAATTCAATTTATTTTGGTGCTGACAATAAGTTAAAAGAACGCCGCCGCGTTGAGCTCAACATGTACATGGCACCTGACAAAGAGGTACCATTATTGTTTGAACATAAATGCAAACTTAATCAATGCCTTTTAAACATAGGAGAAAGTTATCTAGGTACGCCGAATCAAGTAAAAGCAATTGAATATTTAGAACGCAAATTACTTGAACTTGATCCATCCCAAGAAACTTTACGGCGTTTCTGGCGTTACTGGAACCAAGAACAAGGTTGCCTTGGTTCTAGTAAAACTATTTAATTATTTTCATGAGAAGCAATAAGCCTATCTAAATACCACCTGCTTTTTTTTAAATCTTCTAAAGTATTATTTTTGTGGTCAGCACGCCACACATACTTTATTACATTACCTTGACAGTAGCCACGGAATTTTTCAGTTCCTAATGCTGCTTTAATTGCTTCTATACACTCTATATCTTCGTTTTTTGTGTAGTGCGCTGGCCCATGCACGTTATCTGTATCAAGTTCTTTTAAGTCAGGCTTAAAAAAATTATCTCTAGCTTCTGTCTCCCAGTTGTTGTCTGCATACCAGTCAAAACTACGGCTGGAAAAATTGCAACCTGGATTAGAAGAGTCGAATGAGATGGTATCCTCACTTGGAGTAGACTGAAAAGTAATCACGGCAGTAAGTGTATCTGCCCAAATACTAGCATGAAATTAGAAACAAGTCAGGATTATGACGTTGATAATCGGTATGAGGAAACCGATGGTCCTAATGGTTCAAGTGTGTCCGACAATACCTCTGGTAAAAGGTTCTTAACTAGGTATATAAACAATTCAAAAGATTTAATTAAACAAAACGCAGCTTCAGACGGTGAAGATGAAGGAAGGTTTATTATGTCGGGACCGGGTGACGTTACCTATGGATTTAGAAACGCCTTCCGCGCTAGCTTGTTTAACAGATGACTTTACCGATATTAGAAAAAATTTGTTGAAACCTTTCAATTTGATTAAAACCTAAATCCGTACTAGGTAAGTAAACAAAAAATCCCCACGTGAATGGGGCACCTAAGACTTTCATAAATTTACCGTGTATCAGCCTTGCTCTATCTTTTGGTATACACACTGGATAGTTCCATATGTCTGGACAGCTCCTTAATATTTCATGGCTAGTAGAAAAAAATAAAGCTTCTGAGACATTACGAAGTTTCCATTCTTTTTCTAACCTTTTAAACCAAATAGAAGAGGGGGACTTCCCGGTGTGGCCTCCTTTCAATCCCCACCTCCATGTACCGCGTTGTTTATTAAAAGAGCAACGTCCGTATGTAGGAGGGAATAAATATGTTTTTCCTAACCACTGTTCGTTAGTATTTAAACCGTCTTCTTTTAATGTGTAGATCTTTCTTGCACGTAAATATTCTTTATTGGCGTGTTCAGTTGTGCAGGGGTCTAAGTCAATGTCACCAAGTAAAGCGTATATATAAGGTAAATATTCAACAGGAGTTAACCAGTCCTCTTCAATTCGTAAAATTCTTGTAAGAAATAAATGTCGAGGTAGGTTTTTGTAATAACTCATGTAGGAACAAGGTCAGCAACACCTTTTTCACGTTTATAATTCAGTAACGACATATGCTGTGGGTCTTGAATAATAAATAAAGCTTCTTTCTCTAAGTCAAGTGTCTCAGCTTTAATAATAGCTTTACGCATTATCTCGGCAACTCCATCCATATCTTTTGATTGGAAGTCCTCTTTGGCTGCAATTAGTGCTGCAACCGGCATGTAAAACATTGAATTCTTCTCTTCTTTAGCCGTTGGGACGTAAACCATAGCTCCAGGCCCTTCAAAATAATAAAACCGATCATAAAAATCACACATGTCATCACAGACTCTTTCAATGACAAGCTTAGTCAGGACACGTTCCGTTTCGGTTGGTGTGTTTCCAGCTAGTTTGTCTAGTTTTTGTTTTCTGTAGTTAGTCATTTTTGAAGTTGTAAGTTAATAGAGATAATAACAAAGAAAAAATAAAAAATAGGACGGATAACCGAAAAGTTATTTAATTTCGGGTACCCCTGGAGTCTGTTTTATAAATGCAAACAGCCCTGAGCGTTTTAATGTTTCTCTTATTTTAGGTAGCGGCCTATAAATTACTACCATTTTACCGAGATTACCGACTTCTTTAATTAATTTCCCAGATTCGTCCCTCATTTTTATTAATTCTTCTTGCCGAATCAAGTATTCTGCAACGCACCTATATCGCCGTTTTGTTGCAAGGTCAATGTCGGGAAATTTAGCACATATTTTTGCTGGTACCATATCACTAAAACAAATTCTTATCTGATCTGCAAGTGATAGCCCAAGAACCAAATCATTTGTAGATGTTTCGTAACTACAAACAAGTTCTAAATACCTTTTTAAGTCTGCGTCCTCAAAGCTACCAGAAGGTGGTATAAACATCTCCACCTGGTCCGCTAACGAGGAGACTAATTTTTCCTTGCTGTTCTCAATTGTGACTTCTGAAATATTTAAACCGTTAAACCTATAGCTTACGTATTTATTGGGATCAATAGAAGGTTTTTTTACTGGCGGTAAGGCCGGTAACTCCCCTTCTTCAACCAGATAATCCGCCAACATGGGGTGCTATTACGTTTCTATAGGTATCTTAACGTTTTTTAAGAACTTGTCACATTGTTTTAAATGAGCAAGCCGTAGAACCCATTCGTAATAAATTCTCTTGTCTTCCATGTTTTTTAAATCCCCTGGTTTCGGTCTACCTCCATAATTACAAGCCTCCCAAAAAGCTTTTGCTACTTGTTTTTCTTGCTGAGTCATTAATGAATGCATAATCTTTGTAGACATACTGGCTAATAGTTCGTTAAACTGGGCCATATGTAAAGGGTTTTCCTCCTCATGAAAAAGACCATCACTTACGCTGAGTTGATTTTGTTCCTCGTCTTCATGCCGCTTGGGGCAGTAGGGGTGACTCACCTGGCGCAGTTTATTAGTAGTAATATCAGTATAGAGATCCACGTAAAAAAATAGGTACTTATGGGAAGTCAGAAAGCAACCGCACCTACAGTAATAATGCCTGCGCCTACGGCGCCTTCCTTGTACCGTTCAATTACAACACCAGAAGCGTTTGCTGTTGGTGAGAAATATTTAAAAAGCCTCCAAGACATGGGGGCCGCTAGTAAAGCAAGTCGTATAGCAGCTGTAGGAACAGATAAAGATTTACGCGAAACCCAAGAACAAACAAAGTATCAAGCCGCTGCAACTTATTTATCTTCGCTTCCTAAAGGAGATAAATATTTAGCTGAAACCACTGGCATTCCTAAAGAACTTTTATACAAAACCGCAACTACAGCAGCATCTACAATTGCTGACGAGAAACAAAAAGATTATCTTGATGCAGTAAAGGACACTACTACCCCAGTAACTGAAGCAGGTTCCAAGTTACGCGACTTTAATCGTTACTATAATCCAAGCACTCAACAACATTTTTATAGCTCAACGCCAGACAAAGAATTTTTAAGTGGTTATGTCAAAGAAGGTGATACTGCATTCAAAACACTGGATCCTAGTGACACTACTGCAGGTGCAAGTACTTTGTATCGTTTGTATAGACCAGGTGATAAACCGGGTGGACCTAACCATTTATTTACAACATCAAAAGAAGAACGGGATTCTGCCGTTTCTCAGGGGTTTAATTATGAAGGTGATGTAGGTAAAGTTTATGATACTGCTCAGGCAGATACACAAGAAGTACAACGTTTCTATAATCCTGAATTAAGTAGGCATATGTATACCTCTGATTTAGAGGAAATTAAAACCTTAGCAGGTAAGGGTTACAACAAAGAGGGATCTTTCTTTACTCCAACAAAAGCTGCTGCATCTGCACCTGCTCCTGCCACTGCCACTGCACCTGCTACTCCAAGTGAGGATGTTGCTGCTGTTGAAAAAGCAAGAGCAGATTTACTTGCTAAAGCAGCAGCACAAAACCCGGTTAAAACAACTTAATAAACAGAGTTATAAGGTTTTAAATAGTGCTTGTTAAGGAATAACTGATAGTTTTCCTGCTTCTAGCCACTCGTCATAGGCCCCAAGCAATATCCCGTAAGACTCCATTGGTAGAAGCATCACCGCATAAGTTTCAGTAGTAATTTTATAATGTTCTAGATTTAAAACAACATCGTCCATGATAGCGTCGAAATCTGACTGAAGCTGCTCAACAGTGACGACTTTCATAGTACAAGTAGTTTGCTACTAATAGCGTAGCATAAACTAAGTCACATCGCCAAAATCGAACTCAAGGTCTACTGCCGCTGTTATTGAATCAAAGTTAATATCCTTTTCAGATGTTTCATCGGAATACCTCCAATCATTAATAGATGTTATTAATCCAATTGAGTAAGTTGTTTCAATATAACGAATATCATTTGTTATTAAAAATAAATAATCTTTAGGTGCAAGCATAATGCTTGGATAATCTTTTGTCTGGCTTTCAACTATGTCCGTATCTGAATCAGAGTATGGAACACCGGACATATCGTACACGTAGCCATTGGAGTTTATTGGAAGCTCTCTTCTATGTGTACCGTCTTCAATTACGTAAAACGACAGTATTGTATTTCTATTTGTTTTGGAGTCATAAGAAGTTTGGCTGAAGTTCTGTGTAAACTGTACTGCACGCGCTTGAAGTAAACGCATTTTATAAAATGTTGTTTGAATTCTTGTTAAACCGCCGTGAGAATTTGAAATTGTTAACGACTTAGAAATAGAACTAAATGAACTTAAATCACCGAGGTTAATTGGGTTATTAACGCTATCGCCAGGTCTTGATGGTAGTGGGTCACTACCAAAATAACTTGTTGGACCGTAAGCAGTTGGCCCAGTACCACCAGTTGGGTAGGCCTGAACTGTACCGAGGTTTGTGAATCCTAAGTTAGTCGGAAGTGCTGTCAGGTATAGTGCCATTGATTAAATTTAAGCCAGTGTATAGGCCGTTGTCCCTACCACTTGCTTGATATTTTTCTTCTATTATTGTAGCGCGTTCAGGGTAAACCCCTTCCATTTCTTTTGTTTCTATTAATTCATAAGTTAATCTTTTTTCCAATATGCGTAGATCGCTTTCTATCTCATCTTTATCCGCGTTAGGTTCTGTCCAGTATTTATCAGGCCCTATAGCTATTACTCCAATCCACTTAGGATTTATTTCGTGGTAGCAAGTAAGTATAATTTCACTGTGCTTCTGCGTTACTTTTTCTAACTTGTTCAAAGATGTTTCCATAGGTAAGGTCGTAGTTAGTAAGCTGTTCTGGCTGGTCTCCTAACTTTAATCCTTTTATTGTTAAGTGGGTTGGGTTACAGCAGCCAGATT